CCTTGCCATCCGGCTTCATCCGCACCTCCTTGAAGTCCCGGATCAGCTCTCGATTCCTAGCGTGGACGCGCACGCCGGGCACACCATCAGGAGGCCTAAGCTTGAAGTTGACAGCATCAACGCGCTCTCGTGGGTGAGGATTCTTTGCCGGCACGTTGAACACCAGACGAGCAGGGTATCCCCCCATTGCGATTCGGATGAGGTCGTAAGAGCTTCGGGCGGTTTGCCCTCGATTGTTTCCGGACGCGTCTCCATAGACCCTTACCTCCGCCTTGTGGTTGGGGAACAGGTTGCGAAACTCGTTGCAGACCGCCTCCACCGTGCCCGGGTTGTCCTTCACGATCTCGTGATGAATGTCCAGCATGCCGCCGTTGATCTGCGAGACGGTCGAAGTCATGGGCGAGACGTTGAAGTCCCAGGCCCAGCACAGCGGCCGGTCAGGGTGGAAGACGAGATCGTCTACGACGTGGATGCCCTCATTGAAGGCGGGATAGGCGACGGCTCCAGAGAGCGCGCCGAAGTCCAGCTCCATCTCCCGATTCCAGTCCGCTTCGGTCCAGCCTGCGCGCGTTAGCTTGAGCCGTTCGGTGGCAGCCCATTCGGCGTCTTTGGAGGGATCGTGGCTCCAATGGACGGGGACGACCAGGCAGCCATTCTCCGCCTCTAGGGCGCGCAGGACGGTCATCGGTAGTGATCCCTTGCGCCATAGTCGCCTTCGGAGCCATCGCCCTGCGCTAGCGATTCGATGTCGCAATGCCACTCGTCGAACAGATCGATTAGTTCCCCAAATAGGCGGTAGGCCCTGTCTCTCTCTACCTCGTCGGACCGCTCGTAGCGAAGCATGAACGCCCTCAAGTCGTCGGCAATCTTCAGGCCTCGCCGTGCCCGGCAACACTGGCTTGAATATCGGCCCTGTAACCTGTGCTCTGTCACGCCGCCCACCTCGTAAACCCGACCGACTCGCATACCTGAGCCAGCACCCCGCCCGGCCCGTTGCTCGTCCCGATCATGATGAGCTTCGCGTCCTTCTCCAGCGCTGGCAACGCCGCAGTCAAAGCCTTGTGCCCCTCCTGCTGATGCTCGATCTCGTCGGAGATGAGGGCGGAGTAGGTGTAGCCCCTGATCTTCTCCTCGCCCTGCGCGATAGCCTGTATCCAAGACTCCGTGCCCTCGTAGACCATCTTACCGATCTGCCCCTCGCTGGTCCTCAGGGCCGAATAGCGCCGGATGATGCCGGGCGTGCGTAGGTGGTCCTCGATGAACGCGCAGCGCTGATCCACGACGAAGGCCGCCTTGCTCTCCGTATCGGACTGAATGAAGATTTTCTGATCCGGGCGATAGCGGGCGCGCCACACAGCCCATAGGGCAGCGGCCCAAGTAACCATCATGCGGCGGGACTTCGGGACAGCGATGAAGTTGCGTTCTTCGAAGAAGGCGAGCAGCTCACGCAGATAGGCCTTGTCCTTGGGCCAGCGGGAGCGTTGCCCCATAGCTTCGTCTAGGGTGACGACTTCGTCGCACGCCCAGTCCCAGATATTCGTGGCATAGTGCTCGTCCAGGCGAGAGACTAGGACAGCGTCGGAGATGGCGAGGGTCATCGGACTCTGTACCATCCTCCAGGCCACCACGCATAGGCCGGGAATGGATCTCGGCTGATGTAGTAATCGCCAAACGTCTCAATGATGAGCCGTCGTTCCATCTCGGCGCCGTACTTGAGGCCAGCTTCGTAGCCCTCAAGGAATGTGCCGACCCTTGGAGACTTCTTCTTGTTGGCCCTCTTACTCACGACGGCCTCCCGGCCTTCTCCCACGCCTCGACGGCGTTGAGTAGGCACCGCTCTTGTGCAATGCCCGGAACGGAATAACAGGCTGGCCGAATCATCTCGACCATCGCCACCGCCGCCCTAACGATTTCGTCGCGTTCTGGGGAGACTTCGCGGTATTGGACGACTTCGTAGATCGAAGGCTTGCCGGCTAATGGGCCTCGCCTCCACCACCCATACACCCTGTCACCGCTCGCCTCCTCAACCCACCACTCACGCAGCCTCTTCTCCTTCGGCGGGTCGTGGTAGGGGAGCCAGTCGGTGGACACGGCGTCCCATACCGTGATCCTGTCGTTACCAATGAGCTGGTCTGGCCCCTTCTCCCATTCCACAAACGCCGTCGAGATCCAGCCCGGCAGCCTCGCCTTCCCCGTCTCGCGCAGTGCTTCGGATAGGGTCATCTAGTTCACCTTCCCCTTCCCCTTGCTTTCACGCTTGCGGCTCAGGATCTCCCACAGCCTCTCCTCCCGCTCCTCGCGCTGCTCAGGGCTCAGCTCCAGCGTCTCGCCATTGCTCGTTACGTCCAACGACTCGGGGCTAGTGCCGAAGCGCCTATTCAGGTACTCCTTGGCCGCTACGGCGTCACCATCGCCCGAGACGGCCATCTCGTAGAGCTTCACGATGACGGCGCCTGGGTCCGTCTTGCCTTCGCGTTCCAGCTCTTGATGGATCTCAACGAGCCTCTTGCGAGCCTCGCCTAGAGATCCCTTCTTGCGTCCCCTGTTAGTGCCGTCTTTTGCCATAACAATCCAATTGTTTGAATTATCTAGTCGTCGGAATCAACCGTAGTGGCGGCGTCGGGGGCGATGCAGTTGTGAAGCCTGTAAATGTCCCAAGGACGCAACCCTTGTGCCACCGCTTCGATCATTACGTCGCAGATACAGCCACACGGAAGATGCACCGCTTGGCGGTTCTGCTCCTTGGCGCAATCCTCCGCAGTCTCACAAAGGCAATAAAACATCTTGACTAATCCAAGCAGCTTGGTTATTCTTATCCCCATGATGAGCAACGGCAAAACCAAGCGGTTCTCGGTCAAGTGCGCCCGGTGCAAACAGGCATGGGTGGCCGTTCTCGTTGATGATCTCTCTGCCTTCATCACTGCCCAGAGCAACCACATCGCCGTTTGCGCGAAGCCGCTCCCGGCGTGGGCGACCCCGAAGCGGGTACATGAGCTTTTCTCCCTCGTCCGCTTTCAGGAAGTCAAGGGCACGCTGAACCCGGAAGTCGAGTGTGGCGACAAGTGCCTGTCGGCTACCGGCCCATCCTGCTCCTGTTCGTGCGGTGGCGCTTGTCACGGCGCTAGCGCCTGCGACCCCGACAACCACCCAAAGGCGGCGTAAAAACTTCCCACGCCGCTGGCGTCACTCGGGGCGGCGTTTCGGGGGACAGCGAAGCCATGATCTCCTTCGCCACCCGGTTCTTCTGCTCGGCAAGCGAGAGCAATTCTTCGTAATCTTTCTGCCATATCCAGCCGAATGGCTTTAGGAGCGCCAGACATGCCCCAGCCTCTAGATTCAGGATGCGGGCTTCCATCTCGGCGCGCCTCACTTCTTCCACCTTCCCTTAAGCACTCCCACTAGCGCCTCGTTCCTAGCCCGTAGCTCGTGATTTTCGGCTTCTAGTGCTTTCGCCTTCTCCGTCATCCGCAAAAGGACCAACTCCATAGTCTCCTGCGACGGCATAGCAGAGATCCACGAAGCGATCTGATCCGAACCAAGCGAGAAGTCTTCCGTGTCCGTATCGTTTTTCAAGATTTGGCAAATCTCCTAACCATGCAACCAACACCCTTTCTGCCGTCATGTCGCTCGGGAAGTCGTCGGCATCGTAGGGGCAAGCAAGCTCTTGCGAGCACGACCCGCATTTGGCAGCCGCCTCGCCGTTCCTGTGCTGATGCCTTTCGATGGATTCTCGGTTCGGCCTCCACAACACCAACGCTAACGAGTGCGGCCGAAGATCGCCCCACGCTACGGACACTTCCCACTTGGCAAGCAGGGCTCCGGTTCGGGTCATTCGTTGAAGGCCGCGTCAGTCATCAATCCCCCATTGCGAGGCCATCGCCTCCGCGATCCCTTCGTAAGTCCGGCTGCGCTTCTTCCACCTGTCGGGCGACGGTGGCTCCCTGTGGACGCGCGCCTCTCTGCCTTCAACGACGTTCGTTGGCGTCAGATGCGGCAGACCCTTGAGCCAGAGGCATGTTGTTTTCGTTTCACCGTGCCCGAACATCCAAGGCTGGATGATTTGGTCCGGCTTGCGGATCTTCGTGCTTATGACGCTGACAGGGTTCTCCAGCGCGATGCGTGGCGACGGGGCCGACAGCAGGAGCCGAACGAAGTCCAACGCTTCGGCCTGTTGCTTCTGCTTGTGCTTGAACCAGCGGGCCCCGCTGACGGCCAGATGCGTGCAAGGCGGGAAGGCTAGGATCATGTCCCATCCGAACAGATTCCCGCGCACGTCGGCCTCGATGTGGAACCCCGAATATGGCGACGGCTCGCACGGCAGGAGGTCCATAGACCAAGCGTCATGGCCCCTGCTGCGGAGGGCGTCCCTCACCCGCCCCGAAAATTCACAGGCCACGAGAACCTTCATTCGTCGTAACGCTCCGAAGGTTCAATGTAGGACTTCTCGGACACGCGCCAGAATGTTTCCTTGGTCAGAATCTTCGCGTTGCATGTGCAGGAGTACAGCCGGACTTCCGCTTGCTCGTCGGGCCTGGGCTCGGACTTGCGTCTACGCAACGAGAACCCGCCACAGCTCGGGCACATGATGGGAATTTCGCGCGGCGCCTTGCGGCCTAGCGAAGGGAAACGTTGAACAGGAAAGTCCGGTATGCCCATCTGGTCCGGGTTGTCCTCCATCGGAGGAAGTTTGGCGGAGGGTTGGAGGATGATTAGGAAGGCGTGGTTGCAGCAGGGACACGAGACTTCTTGTGAAGCCTTGGGCTCTAGAAAGATCGTCGGCCGCTCCGCCGTCATTGGTTTAACGCTAGCCTTCATACAAACTCCCGTCTAGTCGTCGAAGCCGAAGCAGCTTCCGGCATGCCCCTCCGGCGCATGAGCGCCAGCCCAACCCTGATCCGGTCGTCAAGCGTCTCGGCCGCGCTCTTGATCTTGTGGGTCTGCTCGAACTCCGAAAGGATCTCTAACGCCTTCACGTCTCGCCGATGCCCGTCTATTGGTTCCTTCGGCATCTGTACGGGCTTCCGACGCGCCGCCAATCTCGGGGAGGCGCGCTCCTCGCGGATCCGTCGCATGGTCTCGACGCGCCTGGCTTTCCTGTGGACCCAGCAATAGCGTTTGCTCTTGGCGATAGTCGCCCCACAGTCCTTGCACTTGCGCGGCCCAAGCTCGGGATGCCTCCCGGCCGCTAGCCTCCTGTCCCTGCACGGGTCGCAGTACTGGCGTCCTCCAACCGGAGGCCTCTGCTCGCCGCAGTCCTTGCATACGGCCCGCCTGGCTCGCCGCCTTCGACAATCCTCCTTGTGTCTACAAGTCCGGCATTTGTCGGTATAGCCTCGCCACGTCAGCCCGCATGTAACACAGGCCTTTTCCGTTATCGGGCGCCCGGCGTAAGATCGCGCCCTCATCGCGGCACGCTCTGTGTTGTCGTATCGAGTGCGTATAGGTAAGCCCGCTTAGCTCGCAGGTCGCATTTGCAGACGTAGTCCAGGGGCCGCTTCTCGACTAGGCGCGTGCAGCCGATGCCCCTATGGCAGTCGGAGTGCCGGTCGGCCTCGCATTCGGAGCAGAAGTCGGGCATGTAGGAGGGGCGGGGGCGAAAGATCGGCATGTCTCTCATGGTTCAACTCCGAATAGGACTTTCTGCGAGAGGCGCTTGGCGGCGATCTCGCAATATTTCTCTTCGATTTCGATGCCGATGGCCCTGCGTCCGAGATCCTTCGCGGCACGCAGGGTAGTGCCGGAACCCATGAAGGGGTCAATAAGCGACCCCGTGACCGGGCAGGCCCGATCCACGATCCACTTCGCCCAACGTAGAGGTTTCGGGCATGGGTGCCCGTATGCCCCCATTCGCTCATCATTCGGCACTGAAAGGAAATCGTGCATCGATAAGCCGGGCCACCGCCCATAGACAAGAAGCGGTTCCCAGTCATTGAATCCAATTGCCGATACATGGCCAGGACTGCCCTTATGCCAGGCGATCAGCCAGTCGGGAGGGTGCCTGGAGTAGATCCAGCCGAGACGCCGAATCTGACAGCTTGGCAAGATAACCATAGACGCGCTTGATCGCATCAGCGGGATAGCCGTATCCATTAGAGCCAGCCAGTTAGTTTCCGAGTCGTCGTAACTGGCGTATGGCAAGTTGACGCCGTAGGGCGGGTCCGTAAGTACCAGGTCGACGCGCCCAAGCCCCGGCAAGACCTCCCTACAATCCCCGTGATAGATCGTTATGCCGGCGTCGGTGTCTTCAAAGTACGGCGTCATGCCTGCCTCACGTTCATTCGTTCCTCGTCGGTTAGAGACATGGGGCAGACAATCGCCCACACGCGCCCCTTCTCGTCTCGAAATGCGTGATGCCTGGCCTCTTTGGCGGGGTGAAGAACGTGGCAATGCCCTTCGTCGTCCACCCAGACCGCCATGCGCCCTCCATTGGCTCTTATTTCGATGAAGCGCCGATCCCTAAGACGGTGCGGTTTGTGCCAATCTGCGCGCAAGCTCGCGCTGGTCGTACTCATCGCCGGTGTCCTGAATGAACTTGATCTGTTCTGGTGTTAGGGTCGGCCGTTGCTTCGCGTTGCTCTCTTCGCCGTAGTAACCCTCTTCGATTCGGTCAAGGGTGTTTGGGCGCATTAGCCACTCAAAGTTGGCGACCCAAGGCTTCCCGCCCTCCTCTCGCGGGTTGCCCAATCCGACACAAAACGGGGTCTTGGAGGCGCGCACTATGGCAGCCCTCCATCGCTCTAAGTCGGGAACTTCCAGCAGTCGGCCCCTGGCTTTGCGCCTGCGCTCAGTGTTGAGCGGGAGCCTGACTGCCGCCATCTTCCCTCGACACTCGTTCCAGATGATTCCTAGACTCTCGGGAGTCGGGGGCTTGGTCTTGGGTTCTCCAGAGGCCACCTCAACCTCCGGCGGGCGCGAAGCGCCCTCTTCTGTTCCCTTCCCTTCTATTCCCTTCTCTTCCCTTCTATTCAGACGTGTTTTTTCCGAGAGTCCCGGATTTTTTCCGGGAATTTCCGATCTTATTAACCAGCCTATAGTTACGAACCTTGGGAGGGCTTCGTCCCAAATATGGGACGGAATGCGGGTGATGCGCTCAAGGCTTGCCGAATTGTGCTCGGAGCCGTCATCTCGGAGCAGGGTTCCCCTCGCTTTTGCCTTCGACGCGAGCTGTAAGAGGGCGGTCCAGGCGCCGAAATGGGCCGCGCCGTTCTTGTGGGATAGAAGCTCTGTGTAGCCGTCCCCATCCTGTTTGTTTGGGATGAGGACAAATCGGAGATGCTTAAGCCGTCTTGTCTCGTTTGTTTCGAAGCTCTCCTGCCAGTTCTTGATCTCCACTCATCCCTCTAGAAATTAGTGCCTCACGAATCGTTGCGACGATCTCTCCCGACTTCAATTGCTGCGGGGTACAGCGCAGGATCAGCCACCCAGCGAGCTGGGCGGCGTTGGCCTTCTCCATGTCTGCGACCTGCCCCGCTCCCCTGCTGTGCCGTCCCTGAATCCAAACGCCACCATCTACTTCCAGCGCCACGCCGCCGCCCTTCGGGTCAGCCCACCCGAAATCTAGACGCCAGCGCCTCGCTGGGTGGAAGCGGACTTCGGCCTCCGGGACGGGAAGGCCCCAGGCGGCCCATGGGTGGCTTCTCGCTGTCAAGGGTCCGCCTTCAGCTTGCGGATCTCTAGGAACACGTCATCAATCGCGGTAATGTAAAAATCCTCTAGCCTCTGCTCGTATGCCCGATTCGGGGTTGGCAGCTTGGCCACTTCCTTGTCTACGGCATCGAGGGCCGCGTTCCATGCGGCACGGGCGGCCTCGTAAAAGATGTTTCTACGGCCCCAGCGCGGGTCACCTTCTTGGCCTCTTACAAACTCCTCAAAGGTCACGGCTTCTCCTCCCTCGCCCTGCGCTCGGCGTATCTGCCGCACTCCTCGACGCCGTCGAGGTAGGCGTCGTCGTATGCGTCCCCACGTTCCCCGCCGCCGCGATATGTTTTGCACCACTCAATTACGTCGTCGTACGCCTTCTTCGCGCCGCGAGCTTCGGCCTCTGCGATGCGCAGTTCGATGAGTGCGCGGACGCGGGCGCGGACGGCAGGTTTCAGTGCCATGTAGGTATCCACGTCGAAGAACTCGTCGGGAAGAATGTCGAGGATCTCCCTGTCCAGATCATCCTGCGCGGGGCGGGTCACGGGAGTCGGACACTGCGCCGTACTGTGTTCGTGATTCGGGTCTTCGCAAACTCTCACCCCTCCCCCTCCCCCTTCTCCAGGGCGTCGGCGCGGCGACGTGCCTCTTTTGCGACCTCCGTCAAAGCGTTGTTCCAGCCAACCTGCCGATCCACGACCTCGTCGGTGTGACGTTCGGCGCAATCCTTCGCCAGCGTCCGCAGCTCCCGCGCGATCTCGGCGCGGATGAGGGCCTCGACGGCGTCACCCGTGTCCGTCTTGCTGGCGCGATACTTCTCGCACCCCGTTTCTTCGAAGCACGGCAGATCGCATCGCCCGCCGTCGTCGTGCTTGTCGAAGATGTGCCCGCACTCACACAGGTCTTCGTCGGGTACCATGCTGTCGATCCGGTCACGCAGGGTCATGGGCGACTTCGGTCCGAAGATTGCGCGCGCCACCCACCCGTCATGCTTTGTTCTCCCCCTCTCCCCCTGCCGCGAAGGCGCTCGTAGGTGGCAGATGCTTAGAGCACGTCCATCTGTATTTCGTTAGCGTCGGGGTTCCGCACGTCGCTTGTTCGCCGCATCCATCGGAATCGCACTTGCAGGAGTCGTCTGGCTGCGGGTCTTCCCATCCAAGAACGCCGAAGGCGTGCTCTAGAGCGGAGAGCCCTCCCGTGAAGTAGGCCCCGTTGCCGTAATAGGCGAACTGGCGAACCATGTCCTCAAGAGCGTCTTTCGCCTCCCGCTCCGCTCGCTCCGTAGCGAGCTTCTCCACGTCGGCAAGGGCGGCGGCAACAGCGGCGCGGACCTTGTCCCAGTGACACGGCCCTGTCTTGCACTGACAGTTAGGCACTAGCTCTGCGGCGCGCTGTTCGTGGGTCACTGTCGCCTCCTCCTCGCCACCAGCGCGACTACCGGCAGCGCAATCAGAGCCGCTAGGCCAGTCCCGCCATTGCCGCCGCAGCCACTAGAGCCGCCCGATGGCGGTCTAGGTGTCGGCGTCCCTGGCGGTAGCGTTGGCCTTCCTGTTGGCGTTACGGTGACGCACGGGGGCGAGCTGGGGACGGGTTCCGTTGGGGCTGAGGTCACCGTAGGCGTGGGCGTGCGCGTAGCCGCCGGTGCCTGTGTAGGCGAGGACGTAGGGGACGGCGGATTGGTCGGTGTCGCGGTAGAAGGCGCAGGCGGAGCAGTGGCCGTCCTGCTTGGGGTCGCCGTCGAAACGGGAGTTGAACTCACTGGAGGTGTAGGAGCCATAGTGGGGGTTGAAGTCGGGCACGGACACAGATCGCACCCGTTCCAGCATCCCGGCGTCCCGCTCCCGATGGGACGGCAGAAGCCAGGAGAGCAGGGCGTCGGAGTGGTCCCTTGCGTCGGCAATGGCGGCGGCGAGGTCGGGGTTGGCGGCACAGGCGTCATCGATGTTGATGGGGTTGGAGTCGATGAGGGAGAGGGCTGCGGCGTACCTATCGGCACCAGCGTCCCCCCGTTTGCCTGCGGCACTACGCGCCACAGCACGGCCCTTGCGGAATCCTGCATTACTGCGACTAGCGGATCTACGACTGCCAGACTTGCTAGATTTACTTCTGCCCAAGCGTTGCCTCCTCCAACCGGAATCCATGCGTTATTGCCCAACACTCCAACGGAGCTAGCGGGGGCACCGAGCACGGCCCCCTCGACGCGAATCTGCCCGGCCTGTTGGTAGCGGCCGTTGGCGCCCACCTTCCACAAGAGGACGCCTTCACAGTTGCCGCCTTGCGCGCCACTCTTGGCGTAGTTCAAGACAACCAGCCAATTGTTGGCGGCACGAAAGCCGCGCACCCCCTGGTGGCGATCCACTAGCGTGGTAAACGGGCAGCGATCCCCTGGCCTGTTGGTTTGCTCAGGGGTCGAGACGCCGATGTACTGCTGCATCCCCGTAGCGACGTTCTGGACCATCAAACCAAACTGCGCCTGCACGACGACTAGATTCCCGTCCTGCTGCGGCGGGTTGGCCGGCGAGTACGTCTCACAGCCGCCCGAATAGGAGATGCAGGGCAGATTGAATGTCTGGCCGTTGGCGATCTTGGGGAGCGTCCAGGCGATGAGGCCAAGCAGCAGGAAGAACAGCCAACGTCTCGGGGGGTCTTGATACTTCCACATATCCCAATCGTCTCTAAGATTCATTTCTAGTCCCTTCAATTGGTTGCCCCTAGCAATGGGTGTTGAACATTTTTCTTGACGGACGCCCCAATAGGAGAAGGACGCCGTGTGTTTCAAGAAGTGAGATTCAAACCTGGGGTGTTCATTCGGCGGCATGTGGCCCAGGTGCCAGCCGTTGCGAGCTAGAGGCAACCAATTCAAGGGACCGAGACTGTCCTAGCGACTCGATGCTGTGAAGGATGTCGTCCGGGACGAAGTAGGCGGCAGGGCGCCCGCCCCAAGAACGGAGGTGTTCGGCCTTCTTGCACTCGGAGCCGAAGGCCCAGCCCCTCACGTCACACACGGACGGCACGAAGCGCCCCTTCATCTCCGCGATTACATGGACGTAGATTTCGGCCTCCTTGTCGTCCGGTCTGACCAAGAGTTGATAGTGGGGTTTCGTGCGGGTGCGGACTTGGATGTGATCCGGCAAGTCGGGCTTCTTCCAGGTGTTCACGTCCCCGCCCCAGTAGCAGCCAATAGCCTTAGCCGCAGCCATCTCCCCTATGGCGCCTACTATGTGAATCTCCAAGGGATCGCCAGCGAAGCCGTGCTTCATGTGGCTCTTTCCCAGGCGAATGGCCTCTTCGTTGCGCCGTCCGGCGACGAAGCGCGCCATCTCTCGCTCAATCGGTTCCATGCACACGATCAAGCGGCCTCTTCGCTTTTGGTCCGCAGCAGCTTCCGCTCGCGCTTGTAGACGTAGGACTCAGAGGCCCGCAGCCATTCGGCGTGGTCCTCCGCAAGCGGCTGGATGTTTAGGCCGTCGTCGTAAGTGCCGTCTTTCTTTAGATGGACGATGCGCGTCCCGCACCCGGAGCCCTGGAGATCGACATAGCCGCAAATCTGGACCTTGGCCCCCGTGCTGATCTCGTTGGATGTTTTCCAGTCGATGATTTCTTCTTCGCCGTCCAGCCTCACGCGAAGGTCCAGGGTGCCCTTGATGAGCATGCCCCTGTCGCAAACCGTCTCTTCGCACGCGACGACGAAGGGCTTCCGCTCAAGAAGCCACCGCTCCCCCGCTTCGAAAAAAAGACGGACCGCCGGATCGATGGTGGATCGATCCAGGCGGCCCAAAACGAGAAGCTCAAGCGCCTTGTGCGTGGCGGTCCCTATCGCACGCTTGCGCTCAAGAATGGCAGGGGGAATACGGGAGAAGTCGGGGAGGAGTCCGGCTTCCCGAAGAACATCGGAGACGCGCGCGTAGTTGCTTAGCAACCCGGCCGCTTCTAGTTCAGTCGCCGTCGGTGACATGAAGTTCAGCGTTTCGGACAACAACAACCTTCTTGCCGCTCGGTGCGTCGGCTACTTCGTAGGCCAGGTCGGCCGTTAGGCCTCGCCGCTTCGCCTCGTCCAAGAGATCGGCAACGGCCTCGTCTTGGACTAGGAAGGAATCGCCGTCCATCGTGAGCCCCTGCCAATAGAGGGGAAGGCCCTTGCGCGCCTTTTTGTCGAGCATGGCGATCTTCCGGCCACGCATAACGCGCTCGTCGTCGCCGGCCTCTACGGCATCCGCCTCGACAACCTCTCCGAAGGTTGGCGTGTCCGTCTCTTCCACCCTCTCTATGTACCCGGTCATCGACGGCTCCGACTCGACCGCCTTCGGCATGGCGATTTGGGTAACGGTGGTCTTGGTGGAGGCGGGGATCGTCTCTAGCTCCGTCTCGTCAAGGACGCCAAGCCCGCAGATGGAGAGCGTGACCCGCCGCTTGGCCTTCGTCTCGGCCTTCATCAGGGCGTTGGCGAGGGCATCCCCCTTGAGGTTGCCAACCGTCACGGCGCCCTTCGCGGCGTCAGTCCTCTCTTCCCTGTCGCGCGCGAAGGCCGTTACTACGTAAACGTCCTCCATGCGCTCGGCGCGAAGCTCCAAGATCGACACGCCGTGAATCTTCCGCAGTTGGTCTGTTGCTGACTTCTTGGCGTAGAGCTGGAGCTTGCCGTTTAGGGTGATGTATTCGAAAGGCTGCGTGAGCGGGTTAAGCCCCGTCGCGTCACAGACGGACTTCATGTAGCCAAGGCGCTCCGTCTGCGTGAGAGACGAGAGATCCCCCTTGATCAGAACCTTCTCCAGCGTCTCGGCAGTCGGGGGCTTGACTGCCGGTAGGCTTACCTGTTCAAGAGCCATGCTGAACCTCCACTGAAAACTTTTTCTGTACGGCGAAGCGCACCAGCGGGAACCAACCCGCCCGAATGGGATGCCGGTCCCCTAGCCGCCGGATCTCCAGCCCGTCGCCCGTGACCGACACGAAGAGCGACTTCCCGCCCGACTCCAGCGGCAACCGCCGCTCCGAAAGCCATACGCGCTTCACTGCTCTACCGGAGGGCATGAGTCAGACTCAAACCAAAACCCCGCCTCGTAATAGCGATGCTCGTTGCCGGTCCCGCAGAAGCGGGCGTCCTGCATGTTGCGTTGATAGTTGATGACGCTGGACTCCACGAACAGCGGCACCTCCAGCGGCGAATGCGGCAGCAGCAGAAGCGCCGTATGGCGGTAGATCGGCTCTGAGGGGTTGGCGTAGGAAGTCCCGACAACCTCGATGGGCCGCACTTCCACGTTGGGCCACACGCATACCGTTCCCGCCGGAGTCGTCGCACCACAAGTAGAAGGCGGGGCCGCTTGGAGTACTCCCCCAGGCGGCGGCAAGGTGGGCATGATGCAGGCCGTTCCCGGCCCCATCATCGGGTGACAGGGAGGAAGCTCTGTAGCGTTAGCCACAGAGAAGAGGAGAAGGAAGAGGAGCCCCCAGAGGGTCGAACGCGTGACGCTCATCATGCGGATGAACGCCGGCACACACAGCCGCCCGCAGAAGTAATCGGCGCCGTAGCGGTAGGCGTCCCACAACCAAACGCTCTTGCCGCATGCGCGACAGTCGGGGCGAAGCGTGAAGCCGCGATCTTCCCGGTAATCCATTTCGTTGCCTTCGTCGTCGTGGTCGGGTACGATTTCGGAAGTTCGCATTGAAAAATTCCTTTCATTGCGGATGGGCCTCGTGAGTCCCACGCTCACGGGGCCTTTCTTCTAGGCCCTTACAGAATCGTCGGGGGTCGCCAGGTCAGCTTCCCTTCATCCTTCGGCTCCTCCTTTCGCTTCGCGTCAAAGACGCGCCCACCACATTCGTCGCGGTGCATGTCGGCTTGGATGAGGCTGTCGAATTCCTCGCCACACTTCATGCATCGGACGTAGAAAGGATCTTGGCCGGCGCGAGGGACGATGCCGGTCCGGCTCATCTCGCCACCGCCTCCCGCGTGAACGTCGCCATGTAGCAAGTGCCGCAGTAGTCGCGGGCTTCACCGAAGGAGACGCCCTTCGCTCCGGTGACGGTGATGAAGAGGGCGTCCTTCTCGTTCTCGGCCTTGCTGCATCCGTCGCACGTCACCCGCTCGACTTCGTCGTATTCGTCGTAATGCTTCACACGGCCTCCTGTTCAAGGCGACGGGGCGCGAGGATTTCTTCCTGTGTTTGCGGGCCATCGGCCAGCCCGCCCTTCATGAGGAAGGAGACCCACTGCGAGAGGGACAGGCCGAGAGACTCGGCCCGCTCTCTGCTGGCTTTCGTCAGGCGTGGGTCTATGTAGAGGTTGACGGCGGCGAAGCGGCGCCGATCCTTCTGGCCAGCGCGCACCTTGCGCCTGCGGTCAATACGTTGGGCTTGCATCGTGCGAACATGGTATGCACGACGTGCGCACGAGTCAAGGGCTTATTTTTGCATACCTAAGCCGCCCGGAATCAATGGGTTGGGTGGATTGTGGAGACTCGGGGCTTGACGTTGCCCCCTAGTACAATATTCTCTGCGCAGGTAGTGCGCATTATGATTCACAGCATGGCAACCAGGCGGGGGTCGGAGGAGGCGCAGAGCCACCGGGCACCCAAAATCAAATCGGGGAGAACAACGGTGAACCTGCCTAGCGACGTGAAGGAATGGCTCTTAGTACAGGGCCTTCACGGCGGCGTAACGGGAGCGATAGTTTTCCTCGTGCGCCAAATGATGAGGCTGAACGTGGAGGCAGTAGACCTCCCTCAATTCGCCCGCCCCAGATCGGACGAGGGGATAGGGAGTCGGGCGTCCTAGCCATCCCCATGAATAGGCGCGTCGTTGACCGGAGGCGCCTATGCGAACACATGGAGTGCATCCAAGAGATTCGGAGACGACGCCAGGGCAACGTCTTTCCGATGTACGTCTGCCTCAGGCAAGAGGAGGAGGCAGAAAAGGACGTGCCGCCGTCGCTAAGGAAGTGAGTGGCCTGGGTCAGAGCTAGGAAGCTCAAAACCGGAGTCCACTACTACGCCATAGAGGGCGGCCGATCTAGGGCTCTCGGGCCCGATTACGTCCCGTCGCCTACGCCCGGCACGCTGGCCCATATGGCCGAACGGGACCAGCTCTTGAACCCTGAGCCCACCAGGCGCAAAGTCTGGAGGCGGATCTTGGCCCGCTTAGGCGGCAATACCAAGGCCGTGTTAATTAACAGGGCCAAGGTAGAGGACTACCGGGCGGGACGGCTCAAGGAGGGCGTCTCGCCCTCTACCGTCAACCGGGAGACGGCCATGCTCTCGGCGGGCTTCCGGGATCAGCAGGACTTCAACCCCTGCGCCGGGCTCAAGCGGCTCAAGGAGACGCCCCGTAGGGGCACGGCCCTAACGCCAGAGGAAGTGGGGCGGTTGCTTGGCATCCTGCGGGGGATCAGCGCCGGAACTGCTCTCCTAGCCGAATTCCTCTACCTGACCGGCTCCCGCTTTTCCGAAAGGGGGGTCGTGGAGGGGGGGGGCTATCTGCGCTTCCCGCCCAGCAAAAGGGGCCGTGCCCGTAACTTCAAGATAGAAGGGCGTTTAGCGGAAATCGTTCCAGAAATGGGAAGGATCGTTCCCAAAATGGGTGCATGTGACCCCCTAAGGTGGTCAAGGGACGCCTGGGACAAGGCCGTCATAGCCTTCGGTAAGCATGTGACGCCAAAGGACTTGCGGCATTCCGCCGTCACCAACCTCCTGGAAGAAGGGGCCAGCATCCCAGACGCCCAGAGAATGACGGGGCATACCACGCCCCAGATGATCCACCAGACCTATGCCCATTTGCGCCCTGTGGCCGCCAGGGGGCCAAAGTCCCCCGCCGTGCCACTAGACCCCGCCCAAAGCCCCCCTAGTGGCACGACTACGGTCCCGAAACGCCTCGCCGGAGTGGCGGAATGGCAGACGCAGGGGACTCAAAATCCCGATCACATGGCGCATCCCTATATGCCGGAATGAGTTGGCAGATCATCCATGCCACGAATGATTATCAACCACACAAAGGCGAAAATACTTGTTGACAGAACCAAGCGGCTTGGTTTATCTTGGGTGCATGAAGAAGTCGCTGTTTGAGTCAGTCCCCTGTAGCCGCTGCGCCGGGACCGGGCACTATTCCTATTGTTCGATGTACGGAACGCGCTGCTTCAAGTGCAGTGGCCGGACGTGGACTCTCACGAAGCGGGGCGCCGTCGCGCAAGCCCTCTACACGGCGAGCCTGTCGCGCCGGGCCGATCAGCTCCAGACTGGAGACGTCATCTACAACGAGCCCGGCCCTCTTAATCGGGGCGGGTGGGTTACGGTCGAATCGGTCGGGCCGTACGATCTGATGCCCGGTTACGTCGCCGTGCAATGCTCCGCCAAGTCTGGGAAGAAGGAGGACGGCGTAACCTTTCTAGAGCCGCCCTCCTCTGTTCACCGCGTCTCGCACCCGGAACCGGCCAAGGCGGCGGTTCTCGCGTTCGCGCTTGCGTATCAGGAGAACCTCACGAAGAACGGCACACTTCGGAAACGCGCATCCAAAACGGAGGCAGCCGTCGAGCAGGTCAGGGGGGCGAGATGAGGATTATCGAAGTCAAGGGCGACGGCTGCGGCTGTCCTGAGTGCGCCGTGTCGTGCGATGGGTGCGGGGAGCGCGTGTATGAGTTTCGGCGCATCGAGGGCGATGCGTTCTGCTTCGGGTGCGCTGAGGAAGTAGAGCGGGAGATCGCGCAAGAGCGCGAGGCGGCGGAATGAACTGCCCCAAGCACGGCAAGCGCCTAATCTGCCCCGCCTGCATCGGGCGGAAGGGCGGGGCCTCTACGTCTCCGGCGAAGGTTGCGGCGTCTAGGAAGAACGCGAAGAAGGAGAAGAAGCCATGAGATGGTATAGCCAAGAAATCTTCTTCGGCAATACGGAGGTTCCAGAATTGCCTAAAGGCGTGCGCCTCAAACTGATTCAGGGGGAAGAAACGATTAAGATTGGCCACAAAGAGATCAACAGGATGGCCGCAGGAGACTACGGATACACGGCGGCGATCCATGCGAAAGAGGGGAACGTCGAGAGGGCGCGCGAGCTGGCAACCAGGGCTGCGAATCTGGCGCATCGTGCGGGGCACGGGAAGCCCAAGAGGCGGCGGTCGGGTCCGGCCTAAAGGCCCATCAGCCTCTTAGAGATCGCGAAGACCCGGTAGGCGGCGGCGTCTACCAGCTCCTCGCTCTCCTCTGCCAGCCAGTCCCTCTTATCCGTCGCTAGATCAAGCGGCGGATGCTTTTTGTTACCCTCATCGAACCGTTCCAGCATCATCCTCTTCATGGACGCCTGCGGGAAGTTCTGGAGGCGGAAGATCAGCTTGGCGATAACGTCGGGGAGATGGGCGTCAATGGCCGTCTCGTAGTCGTGGCGGGTCATGCGGCGTACTTCCTTTTCAAGTAGTCGAGCGAAACGAACATCGGATCAGCCCTGCCATCGTTGACTTCGTGGAGCATCACAACCTGCCGCCGGTTGTTGTTCCCCTGCTCCCCCAGGTAATCCTCGTCGTGTAGGTAGCACGTCCCAACCAAAAGCGTGAAGTGCTGGGTCTTTGGGTGGAAGTGGATATCGGAGTATTGAATATGGCCCATCACGGCAGACCCGTTGACTTGCTTCATCAGGGCCGACGCCGACGAGACGGAACGGCCGTAGGTGCCGCTGGTGAAGTAATGCGAGTAGGCCACGCCGTCAACCTTCACGACTCGCAGGAATGGGTAGACCTCCCAGCCCATCTCTTCGTAGCCAAGGTCTGACAGCCCAATCGTCCCGTCTAGCTTGGCGTCGTCCTGAATGGCGCGCGAGATCCGGTCCTCGTGATTGCCCAGCGTCAGGATTAGGCGGGGCTTGTAGTCCGGCATGGCGGCGAACGGCCGCATGAGTTGGTCCATCGCCGCCTTCGTCGTCTCTATGTCGGCCTTGTAGCGCCGCCCCTCAAAAGTCTTCTTCCCCTTGTCGTAGGAGGAGAGAGAGGGCATGTCCGCGAAGTCCCCGATCTGAATAACCACGTCTGGGCGCTTGTCCGCGATGTACTGCCCGATCCACGTTAGATGGTCCAGCGGCACGCCCGGCTTAACCTGGGTGTCTGGGATGATTAGATGTTTCGGGAGGTCGCCATGCCCGCACCGCTTGTGCTTCTGGCGGCACGATTCGCAACGTTGGCTCATCGCTTCCTTGGGTTGTAGAAATGGTGTCGGCCGATGACTCGGATAAGGTTGCTCTTGCTCACCCAATCCGGGAATCCCTCAACGGCGTCGGGGTTCAGGTAGAGGACGGCTCCTCCAGCGAAGTCCGTTGCCTCCGATTGCTCCCACGCCTTGATGCAATCCTGAACAGCGTCGGAATCGTCGTCCAGCTTCACGGCGGGGATTCGGTTGGGGTCTTGCGTGTTCCAGCCGGAGAACTGGTATGGCCGCAGGACTGTTCCCGCTACGGTTCCGTCGGATGAGTAGCGGCGGCGCATCCGATTTCGGATGACCTCGCCCACAGCCACCATCCCGATGAAGGGCTCGCCCCTGGCCTCTTGCCAGATGGTTGCGATAGCGAGCGCGTCGTCGGTGATTAGCCGCAGGCGTTAGCTCCTAGAGCTTCGAACTCAGCCAGCCCATGACGCCGCCGAGAAGGCCGCCAGCTCCGGCGAACACCTTCCCTTGGCGCACGTCTTTCTCTAGATCGCTGACGCTGCCCTCAAGAGAAGTGAAGCGCCGCTCTTGATGAGAGCGCCTCTCCTCGTGGAGCTTCTCCAGCCAGTCGAACCGCTCGCCCATCGTCATGGCGAGCACGTCGATCTTCCCGGCTAGCGTCGATTCGACGTTTGAGATTTGGTCTGCCACGTCGGCCCTCGTAATCGGCGTTCCGTTGCTTCGTGTTTTCCGTTGTGCCGCCATAAACCTACCTAGTCAACGCGACGGTGAGAAGACCGCCGACGCCCAAAGTCCCTTCTGTTGAAACTGCCCCGTATGCGCCGACGCTTACGTTGGAATCGAACAAGCGATAACCGACGAAGGCCCCGCCCCGTCCCTCGTCCTGCTTCCCACTGTAGAGGGCGACAAGCCCTGCATTCAGTTTGTCCTTGAGGTTGATTAGCTCCGCCCCGACTCCTACTGCGCCTCGATGGTCTGCGACGGCCACAAGGCGGGGATGCCAGAAGGGCGTTGGCTTCTTGTAGGTGCTAACGCGCAGGGTTCCCTCATGAAGAATCCCTGTGGTGGGGATCTCGACGCCCGTTACGGGGTCGTATTCCCGGAAGTCCAGCTTGGTGTAGAGCCCGTCATCGATGATGACTGCGGCTATGTCGATCTTGAACTTCTGACTACGGGTGAGGAGGCCGGAGGGATGGTCCACCTTGAAGCGGTGGTACTCGTCTTGCCACGTAAACGGCAACGTCTGCACGGGCGGGGTGAATGTGCCGGCGGCCGTGTCCTTGATCGTGACGGCTGTGGAGAGCGCACCCGTAGGGGCCTTCTTGACGCCGCCAGCCTTCTTCATGCCGTCCACGAAGGCCTGGAGATCCTTATGGAGCGTGGCGGTCAGGGCCTTCTCAGAGACGAGCTGCGCCTGGACGGCGTTTAACTCTCGCGCCTTCGCCTCTACGGCGGCGCGTGCCTCAAGGTCGGGCTCAGGCTTGCGCGTTGCCTCGTTCCACAGGAACAGGACGACGAGCAAGACAAGGAGATAGGGGGCGACACTCCGAAAGACCCTCCAGACCGTGAGGATCATTTGGGGGCTTGAAGATCCTGGGTCGCGCCCGCCCTGAATACGGCCGCCAGCAGCAGCCCGACAACC